AAGAAAGGGACTTTCTATATGAAGGCACACCAGGCCAATTAAACGAAATCACTAACGCTGGTAACGCTGCAGGCGCATCAGGTGGTTTTAGTGGTGGTGCAACAGCTGCTGGCCCAGTCGCTGGTTTCGACCCCGTTTTAATCAGTCTTATCAGACGTTCAATGCCAAACTTGTTGGCATACGACATATGTGGCGTTCAGCCAATGAACGGCCCAACTGGACTCATCTTCGCAATGAGATCTAGACAAACTTCACAGAGTGGTACAGAAACATTCTTTGATGAAGTTGATTCAACATTCTCTACTCAGGATAAGGGACAAGACCTTACTGGCGGATTTACAGATCGTAACGCTGGTTTCGGTTCTACAGGCCCTCAGCAGGGAACAAACCCATCCGTACTAGGATCTGGAGACGTTGCTCAGGCACTATACTCCGTTGGTCAAGGTATGGCAACTGGAGATTCAGAAGCTCTTGACGGAACAGGATCTAACGCCTTCCGTGAAATGGCCTTCTCAATCGAGAAAGTTACTGTTACTGCGAAATCCAGAGCGTTAAAAGCAGAGTACTCACTAGAACTTGCTCAAGACCTTAAGGCAATCCACGGATTGAACGCTGAAGCTGAATTAGCAAATATTCTTTCAACAGAGATACTTGCTGAAATCAACAGAGAAGTTATCAGAACAATCTACAAGGTTGCTGAACAGGGTGCAAGAGTTAACACTGCTACTGGTGGTACTTTTGACTTAGACGTTGACTCAAACGGAAGATGGTCAGTTGAGAAGTTCAAAGGACTTCTATTCCAGATCGAGAGAGATGCTAACAGTATCGCACAAAGAACTCGTCGTGGAAAGGGTAACATGATCCTTTGTTCTGCTGACGTTGCATCTGCATTAACAATGGCTGGCGTATTAGACTATACACCTGCACTTAATGCAAACTTAAACGTTGATGATGCTGGCAACACATTTGCTGGTGTTCTTCAAGGTAAGTACAGAGTATACATTGACCCATATTCTGCAAACAGTGCTGTTAAGCAGTACTATGTTGTTGGATACAAAGGTTCTTCACCATATGACGCAGGATTATTCTACTGTCCATACGTTCCACTACAAATGGTTAGAGCAGTTGGTCAAGACACCTTCCAGCCAAAAATTGGATTTAAGACCAGATACGGTATGGTTGCAAACCCATTTGCTGAAGGAACAGATCAAGGTCTTGGTAGAATCAAGGCAAATAGTAACAGATACTATCAGAGAGTTACAGTTACAAACCTTATGTAATAAGATATTACATATACTCAAAGAGATTCCTTCGGGAGTCTCTTTTTTTATGTGTTTTAATTCTATAAATATCTAAGAATAGACTAGTTTTGTCTCATCTTATGAAATCTCTGAATACATTCATAGACGAGGGATCCTCTAAAAAATGTCCGAAAGGAGAATACTACTGTTTTACGGACAAAAAATGCAAAAAAATTCCTAGTGGATATTTTGTAGGTAGAAGAGGGTATCTTGAACAGGAAAAAGATTCAGATGATTCTAAAAAGAACGGAAAGAATGGTAATGGAAACGGTAATGGTAATGGTGGCAGCACCAATGGTAACGGTGGCAGTAATGGTGGCGGTAATGGTGGTGGCAACGGTGGTGGAGGAATGAGTGAGGAACTCAATAAAGATGATAAACCATTCGTTAAAAAGTTAGTTGGAAAACTCAGGAAAGGTTCTAAAACACACGCAAAACAAGCAGATGATTTAGAGAAAGCAATGAATGAGGAATCCAACCCTCGCATACCTAGAAAGAAAGGGCAACCTGCAAATTCTAAAAAACATTCTGATTTATATACTGATGAAAATCCTAAAGGAACTATTCACGGACTCGGTTTTAAGGACGTGGCTACTGCTAAAGCATCTGTCTCAAAGATACGTAGTTCATCAAGATCGCATGCTCATAAAATTCAAGCGGCTGTTGCTATGGAACAAAGGGCGAGAGAGATGGGTAAAACCTCTGAAGCCGCAGTGTATCGAAAGTACATCAATTCGATGAAAAAGAAAACTAAGAAAATGAATGAAGGAATGGATAATCATCCTGAGTTTGCATTAATTACAGTTGCTGTTGATGAGTTAGAAAAAGGATTGATGGAACTTGGTGCAATCACATATAAGTCTGTTGATGAATTGATGCAAGGTATATCAAAACGTAATAACATATCACCAACTCTTTTACATAATCAATTCAAGGCAAAACATCTTACTATTCCAGATAATTGGGCGATAAGAAAAAGAATGAATAAAATGAGGGGTATTGAGGAAGCAAAGATGACTTCTGCACAGAAAAGAAAGGATACTAGGTTAAAGAAGAAGTATGATAAGTCTGATATGAAGAAGAACATGCAGAAACAGTATGGTAAGGAAGAAGGTAAGAACATTTATTTTGCAACCATTCGCAAACAGGCCATGGAAGGTGTTGAAGATGATAAATATAATGTAAGCGAAGAAGGTCTTCGTGATTGGTTTGGTAAATCAAGTGGCACAACCAAATCTGGGCGTAAGGTAAGAGGATGGGTTCAAGTTGGTGGTAAGTATGATGGGAAACCATGTGCAAGACAACCTGGCCAGAAATCAACTCCTAAGTGTGTGTCATCTTCTAAGAGAAGATCAATGAGTAAGAGTGAAAGAAATAGTGCTGCAAGAAGAAAGAGAGCTGCTGATCCAAATCAACCACAGAAGTCAGGTGCAGCAAAACCAACAAACGTTTCTACAGATCCCAAGAAGAAAATGTCAGAGAATTATTTTAATGAAGCCAAAGACAAGAAAGGTAAAGGTAGTGGTACAAAAGATGCCTGTTATCATAAGGTCAAGTCAAGATACTCTGTATGGCCAAGTGCATATGCATCTGGTGCTTTAGTTAAGTGTCGTAAGGTTGGTGCAGCAAACTGGGGTAACAAATCAAAGAACGAAGGATTTTCACCAATGCAAGTTGCAGCACTTGAAGCAGCTGGTATGGTTGAAATCAAAGAAGGTCAGAAGTGTTGGAAGGGATATGAGAAGAAAGGAACTAAGATGATGTTTGGTAAGAGATATAATAACTGTGTGAAAAAGAAGGCAACTAAAGAAGAAGTCCAATATACTAATGAAGGAGTTGAGTTTCTAAAAAAAGAGAAGGAAAAAAAAAAATCTAGCTCAGAATATATAAATCAAAATGAATCAAAAACTCGTATTGTAAAAAACGGTCATACATATAAAGTTGTATTGACTTGGAGAGGTAAAACATACATGGTGCAGATGTTTGTTCCAAAGATATCTAAACCAACTCGTGTAGAAATAGAAAAAGAAATTCAAAAGTTATATCCTGATGCAAGGGTAATGTCATTTTTACCTAGAGATCTTGAACCAGGCGAACCTACCGTGATGATGGGTGAAGAAAAAAGAGATGAGTATGGTGACATAGTTGGTGGCCCAAAGATATCAAAGAAACAGAAAGCAAAGAATCTTACAAAGAACGAAAAGGATGAAAAGATTACAAGAAGTGAAGAACAAGAACCAGAGGGAATTAAACTTCGTGATGTTGAGAAAATTAAAAGACAAAAACAACTCTTAGATAAACAAAAAGTATTTCATGCCCGTCTTCAGTTGAGTGATGATCCAGAAGCAAAACAAGTTGCTGACAACATGAAACAAGCAGTAGTTATGTTAGGTGGCGATCCTAACTTAGAGGTCAGAGATATGTTTGATGATCTTTTAACAAAAATAAAAAAGTTTGAGGAACAGGTTGAAAAACAATCCTGATTGCAAAAATTGTGGATCTGTTCCAAACGGTCCTGATAGAGAACTTGTTGATTTTTTAACAAATGACCATTCATATAGTGAATTATATTCTATTGCGATATCTTATTTCAATCAGAAAACAGACAATAATTCTAGAAGACCGATAGTATATCGGTATCCAAAGTATAAAGATATAAATTCTAGTTTAAAAAAATTAATAGTAGACAATGCTACCATAGTAGTAGAAGGTGGTGGTAGAAGAACAGAAACTAAAAGTTATGATTGCACAGATCCAGATGAGATTAATGTGTTATTCACTTGGATCATAAATTTAATACCAGATATTATTGATCATTTTTCATTTGGTGGAAAATCTTTGTCTCCTAATATCAAAGATATAAATTCTTATAAAATTGTAGATTACTGGGGAGTACAATACTCTAAAGGAGAAGGTGCTGTAGCACATAATCATTTTCCATACACATTTTCTTTTGCATATTATATTAGCACACCTGATGGATGTTCTTCTCTTGATATGGAAGAAGAATCATTTGATGTACAGGAAGGAGAATTAATTGTCTGGTTGAGTAATATATTTCATAAAGTTAGACCATCAGATGTTGATGGTCGTGTCATGATATCAGGAAATATTTCTTACCTCCCAACACTTGACAAAGTAGAAAACTTGTGTTATAAATAATATATACCTGACTGATCATCGGGTATGGGAGTGACTGAATAAACTTACTGGCAACCGCTAGTTAAGGTGATGAGACACAGGTGGTGCTGCTGATGCGAGTCAGAACTATCTTACCAGATAGGTCTCAGGCAAAGAATGTTTTTTACACTGTAGTAATGCCCATTCTTTTGTTGGTACACAGTAATCCAACCTCCCCCCTTTTTTAGATCATAATCCAATTAAATCCGAAGTAATATGTCATTCGCAGAATTAAAGAAAAAATCCCAATCAAATCTATCATTCCTACAAAAAGAACTAGAGAAGACAGTTAGTAACAAACAAGTTGATGAACGATTCTGGAAACCAGAAGTAGATGCATCAGGTAATGGTTACGCTGTCATTCGTTTTTTACCAGCACCAGATGGTGAGACAGTACCTTGGGCAAAGGTTTATAGTCATGCATTCCAAGGACCAGGTGGTTGGTACATAGAAAATAGTCTTACTACAATAGGAGACAAAGATCCAGTAGGTGAAGTCAATCGTAGACTCTGGAACAGTGGTGAAGATGCAGATAAAGATACTGCTCGTAAGCAAAAGAGAAAATTATCTTACTACAGCAACATCTATGTTGTAAAAGATCCTAAGCACCCTGAGAATGAGGGTAAAGTATTCTTATACAAGTATGGCAAGAAGATTCATGACAAGATTCTTGCAGCAATGCAACCTGAGTTCCAAGATGAGACACCAGTAAATGTGTTTGATCTTTGGGAAGGTGCTAACTTTAAGTTGAAGATTAAAAAGGTCGCAGGTTTTTGGAATTATGACAGCAGTGAGTTTGATTCTATTAGTGCTCTTAGTGCAGATGATACTGAACTTGAAGCGACATGGAAGTCAGAGCACTCACTAGAAGCGTTCACAGCAGCAGATCAGTTCAAATCATACGAAGACCTAGAGAAGAGGTTGAACCTTGTTCTAGGGTCTGCTCCACGTCCTACAGCACCATCTGTAGATAGTGAGGAGTATGAACCAGTTGCACCTGCTCCACAATCAGACTTTCGTGCTAAGATGAGTGCTCCTACTCCTGTAAAACAGGAAGCAGTTGTAGAAGATGATGATGCACTATCCTACTTTGCATCTCTAGCATCTGATGACTAACACAGTTGACCTCTGGGTCAACTACAAAAAAGTTCTTGATGATGTTTTCCCTGAGTTTAAATTTGATTCACGGTGGTGTGAGTGGAAAGGTAAAGGTGATCTGACTTTAACAGCAGACATCTTTACTGCTCCACATTTTATAAAGTCAAGACGAGTAGATATTTACAACGAGAAATCAGATATCTATAACAATGTAATCTATCCTAAGACAGGGAGTAACCTTCCCTGTTTTGGTATGGATCTCATGGGTTTCTTTGAACAGAAAGTTATCATAGTATTTGACTTTCAACATCCAGTAGAAAAATTTGTGTTCTCTGTTGATGGTTTACCTAAAGCAGAGAAAGATTATAGGTTCTTTGAAATGGGAAACCATTTTTCAGAGAACATTTTTGTCAGGTATTGTACCTTTGATGAAGTAGATAATTATCTACCTGACTTTAGAAATTATCTTGAGACCTATCGTAAGATGGTTGATGAAGCACAACCTACTGGTGAAGATTTATCTTTCTATAAAGATTTTGATATCTATATGAAAAAATTAGATCCAATTTTAGGATACATGTCCAGTAGATTTGGCAAAGAGAATGCTAATCGTATGATGGATGAGTTTTTCTTTTCTTACGCTGAGTAAACTGTCACAAGGGGGGTGACATCACCCCCTTTTTATGTTATGATACGCTTATATATAATAAGACAAAGTGTTTGTTGAACTATTTGAAGTAGTAGAAACTACCATGTTAGCTGCTACTCTTACTGTTGGACTCGTTTCCACCAGTGTTTCTATCATGAAAGGTAAAAGTCCTCCAGATTTTAATGCGTTTGTTGCATCGGTTCAACCACCTTATGAGTCTGACGATAAAAGAATTTATCCAGAAGTCTTTGAGAAGAAACACTTGATTCCTCCAGAAGAGAGATATTATGAGTGAAGAAGAAGCAATGTTTGGGTACGAACCTAAACCTACTACAAAATCAAAACCAAAAATAAATTTAACCAAGTGGTTTGCCCTAGGTGTGGGTGGACTACTTGGTCTTTCTTATATTGGTATGGTTGGCATGGTTGTCAACAAATCTAAAGATCAATTACCTGACTTAGATATACCTGTAGGTCCTTATACATCCTATGTTGTTCAAGCAGATAAAGATGGATATAAGATCAGTTATACAGCGAACGATCCTAAGACAGCATTCATCACTAAGGACATCAAAGAGAAAGGTGGTTTCTTAGGACTTGCAACAGAAACAACTCAGGTTACTGAAGAATACTTTATGGATGGTCAGACTAATCAAGGTGGTGCTGTATCCAATACTAGATCTTGGTTAGATCAGAAACCTGGTTTGACACAAGCACAGGCAGATGAAATAAATGCTGCACGAAAAAGTGAAGCATGTATTGAAGCAGTTGGTGCTGCAAAAGGAACAGGCAGATTAGTAGGCACTAGTGTTGGTGCAGCTGCTGCTCCTACTCTCTCTACTATTCCTTTCGTTGGTTGGGTAGCTGCAGGTTGGGTAGCAATGTTCGGTGGCGATCAAGGTGCAAACATTGGTGGCAACATGGCAGAAGACTTAAACAAAAACTGCTAATCCAATTCCATAAATCTGGAAAAATTTTTCTAGCAAATTTTTACCCCAAAAGGTTTTCACTTTTTGGGGTATAATTTTTTGATGCGTTCTTGTCTCTCTTTCTCCTTATCTTTCTTGGGATCAAACCAATTCACTGGCCACCTATTAAGCTTTAAAGCGGCTTTAAATAGCTTTCTTTTAGGAATAAAAAATTTCATGACACTCCAGTCTTTTTGAGTCTCTTACTTATAAAGTCAGAAGATTTTGAATATAGATTTTGTTTTTTAAATTCTTCTACAAATTTAACAAAGAATCTTTTTTTCAAAATATATATCTCTCTCTTCTTTTCATTCTCTGCTATCTCGTGATCAAAATTTAATACAGATTTGGATACAGTATTACCTGCAACAGTTACGTTCTGAGTTCCATTCCAATATGTAAATGGAGAATCATAGAAAGTTTTATCTACTCTCAATCCACCTTCTAGTGCTAATATAGATTTACCTCCAACTGTTTGACTAGATTTAGTTTCTATTGTCTCATAGTGATGTATTCCACTGTAAGTATCATCACCATACTTATTTTCTGCAATTTTTCTTACAGTGTAATCATTTAAAGGAAATGAAAACTGTGGATTGATAAAATTATTAGTTAGTATTATGACCCAATCGTATTCTGGTTTACCATAGTATGTTTGTGCAATCGTTTCAATTTTTACACCTTCTTTTACAGCATATTTTGTATAGAAAGTTGCGTATCCGAATACATCATCATTTATTTTGTATCTTCTAAAAAAATTATTTACAATGATACGATCTGATTCTGAGAAAGGATATGACGTTGGTTTAGTATCGTAAGATACGTCTGGTGTTAGTGAAAAATACATTAGTATCCCATCCCTACTTCGTCTGCAAATACAAGTTTTGTTTCCATAAAATTGAGTCTTAATTCTGTGCAAACAGGTTTTCCATCACTATATGTAGCATAAGTTCCATCAGATGTGTAGTTTACTTCTACACGATTAATAGCACATGGTTTGAATTGTATTAGATATGGATGAACTTCTGTTCCTTTCATAAAAGAAAACTTACATAAATCAGGAACTCTTATCCAATTATCTTCACCACCAAAATTTATGATATCACCTTCGGGATCTGTACCAGCACCAGCCTCAGTTCTTAAAGGTTCTCCACCAGTAGCACCCCATCTAGGCATAGATGCTGCTCTAAATGTCATTACAATTTTTTGAATTTGTTGTGCTTCTTTCTGGTTTCTTGGAACTAGTTTGAATATCATTCCTATTTCTCTCATTTCTGGAGAGTCATATAATAGTTCTGCGTTTGGATTTATTACAATACCTCGTGTAGATCCACTAACATCATTGAATTCTATGTTACCACCTACACCTGGTATTGAGTTTAATGCAGTGGTAGCTAATGCGTCTTTTATCGCCTTGAAATTACCAGTTATATTTTGCACAACATCACTAGCATAGGCAAAATTTCCTCCACCCATAGCAGCAACTGCTGCTCTACCTAATTGTGTAAACTGTTTTCCTTGCCACACCTGTTGAATTTCATTAGATAAGTCTTGAGGTATAGGAAGCATTATGTTGTTAGCAGAGTCTGATACATCAAGATTGTTTACGGATGAATTATATAATTGATATGTTGCGGCTTTGAATTCTTTAGTCTTTCCTTTAACTTTCTGAAAATTGTTTTCTTCTTTTTGTCTGAGTTTATAGACTGAATCTTGACTAAATGGAGGAAGATATCTTCCAAATTGAAAGAAAACATAGTCGGTATCAGTATTAATAGCATCTAATGGCCACCTTAATGTCCTATCTTCTTTAGGTGTTTCTCCACCAAGAGGTCCTACTTTTATAGTTGACTTGGAATTTGCTGCAATCCTAGGTTGGTCAGCAAGATACCAAGGTGTATTTACCTTTGCATCTTCAGGTAAACCAAAGGCATTTTTATCCCATGTTCCACCTTCTCCTGTTAATTGTTGCCAGTATCTACCTGAATCTCCGTAAACTTTTCCAGAAATTGACCACAATCTTCCTTGTGGATCTTTAGTTATAGTACCTGTATCAAAACCATTAGGATCTGCTGTAGGTCCGTCACCCCATCCCCATTGTGCTGTTTCCATTTAGATGTTTACCATTGTACGATCTTTTTGTTTACCATAACCACGAATAACTCTCCTTTGTTTGATCTTGTCATAGAAGTTTTCGTTTGTTTCATCCCATACAACTTCCATAGGATAGGATTGTTTTCCACCTTTACCTCTATTTTGTCTCACAAAAGTTTCAATAGGGAGTAATATTGCTGTAGCCCACTCTGATGCAGCTAAGTCAAGATAATATCCTTCAACATATTTAGACAAGTATTTATGAAAACAACTGCGAGGTGCATCTATTTTTCCATCTAACAGTCTCTTGACTACCCATGCTCTCTTCTTTGGTGACATGTAATGTAAGTTCAGTCCCCAAAATTCAGTTCTAGACGCTTTAATTACATAAACAAGCGGAAATTCATCATAGTACGCCAGTTTTGAAGCCATCTTTGCTTTGTATTCAAAGATGTACATGTGTCCAGAGACTGCATACTTTCTGATTTGATTTTCATCTTCAAATTCTTCTTCACCTATTCTATCTCGCAGTTCACTCTTTATAACTGCTTCTGGTTTAGCACTAAGTCCTAGTGCATAATTTCTAATTTTATTTCTATACCATAGGAAAGATTGATTCTCTCCACCTGCTTCTTGTTTTAATTTTTCAAATATCGTTTCATAACCTGCGTCCTCATCAAATGATGGGACTTGTATGTCCTTAAATCCTTGTGCCATTGTTTCATACCGCTAAATGATCTTCTGTGAGTATTAAAAATTTCATCTGCCTGTCATCACAGAACTCTTCAGCAGCGTTCCATTTAGCACGGTTCTTTGCAAAAGTTAGAGCTTCTTTCTTGTAGGCAGCAGTTCTCTTATCTTTACCATAAGGGGGTTTAGTTTGTTTTTTTGGTTTAATTTCAACGATGTACTTAGATATCTTTCCGCTTTTTTCACGTACCTTGATGTAAAAGTCTGGATAATATCTGTGTACTCTATTATCTATAGGAGAACGATAAGGTATTATGATTTCCTCACTTCCCCACTCTAAAATAGAGGCTGTGTGGTCACAATACTTCATGTATTTTTTCTCCCATAGTGATCTATAAACTATGCGAGATGGATTCCCACGATACTTTTTTGGGTATAAGGGTTTGTAAAGTCCAGAATAAGCCATATATAATATAGAATCCAACAATTATATTTAGAGTGGCAACATCAAGAGTATCTCAAATAGATCAATTCATGTCAAGAATTGGTAGACAGAAAGGTATGTCTCTGACTACTGGTTTTGATGTTGAATTTGTCTTCGGTCCTAAAACTCAATTTCCATTAGGAGCTTATGAAACTAATAAGGATGTAATTCACATGTTATGTGATGAAGCACAGTTACCAAATGTACAGAGTGCTACAGGACAATTGAGTGGTAGATATCAAGGAGAAGCAGGAGTTCAATATGCTCATTCTAAAATGTACACTGATGTTGGACTAGGATTTCTTTGTGATGCAGAAATGTTACCTGCAAAATTTCTTAACCATTGGTATAATTTCATCTATGGTGAACCAGTATCTACAGAAATAAAATTAGCTAGTTATGAAGAAGTAAAAAAACAAAGTCCTCACGATAGATATAGAGTTAATAAACTACGATATCCTGATGAGTATACTTGCAGTCTTTATATTATGAAAACTGAACCTAATAGTTTTGCTTCTAATGGTAGAATTCCATTGACATATATTCTTGAAAATGCGTATCCATATTCTATAGACGCTGTACCTCTATCATATGGTTCATCACAAATTACAAGAGTTAATGTCAGTTTTCATTATTCTAGACACACTTTAGTATATGGTGATTATACTTCTGATGTGTTTGCTGGATTTGAAAGTGTTTATGGTGATAGAAATAACGATGAAGTAACTATTAATGATTTTAATTAACACTTAAATAAACTTACTATATAATATACAAATTAATAATATATTATGCCTTTACCAAAAATTAATACACCGACATATGAGTTGGTGTTACCGTCCAACAATAAAAAAATTAAATATCGTCCTTTTCTTGTTCGTGAAGAAAAAATTCTAATTATCGCATTAGAATCTCAGGATATGAAACAAATTACTGATGCGATTGTTGAAATACTGAATGCATGTGTAATGACAAAAGGAGTTGAGATTACAAAATTGGCAACCTTTGACATTGAATATTTGTTCTTAAATGTTCGTGCGAAATCTGTAGGTGAAACAGTTGATGTCAATATAACTTGTCCTGATGATGGAGAAACATCTGTTGAGATGGAAATTCCAATTGATGCGATTAAAGTTAAGAAAACAAAGAACCATCAGAATATTATTAAATTGGATGATCAATATTCAATGAAACTTAAGTATCCTGAATTAAGTAAATTTGTTGAAAACAATTTTGAAGTTGGTGGTGATACAAGTGACGTATCAAAATCATTAAGTATGATCACCTCATGTATTGAAATGATTTAT